CCTACTGACGGATGAAGAGTTTGAAGAACTCTGTAGACTCCTAGAAATCGACTACTATACATACTATACAGGGAAAAAACCTACCGATGAATCTGAATGACATAACAATATTCGTATACTTTATCACGTTCGCAGCAGTATTAGGGGCATCTTTTGCCTTTATGTGGCGAAGTATGTCGTCTGTTCTGATGACACTTGACACAAAACCAAGTCCGAAGTATAATATACATCCAGAAATGGACGATGTTAAAGATGGAGAAGAACTTTTAGTCTTTAAATCGTTTGAACAAGAAGAAACTTAATCATTCAATGTGGCGAATTTGGGCAAAAGCACTCGGAGAGAAGTCAGGAAAGACAGATCGAGAGGCAGATATCATAGCGGGTATACGTACTTTTATCTTTATCCAACTTATTGTCACTAATTGTTTTATCGTAGCAGGAAATATACGTCATTGGAACGATGCTCATATGGAAAAATCCTTAAGAGAACCTTTAGAATTTGTGAATTTGTGTTGACTTGCTCATATTATGTGTTATAATTAGGTCTAGATTCACTAGCTATAGAGTATGAAGTACATTCTTTACGACGACAAGCAGCAACAGCAAGGTAAATTTCCTTCAATATACGAATTGAGGAGATTTTTATGTGATCGTAAGTATGAAATTGACTGTGACCGAGACATTTCATGTACTTTTGACTATATTAAGTCTATACAATGGAGTTTTGATATAGAAGAATGACTCAGCAAGAGATATCTGACTGTCTCTACGCTCTCAAATCCCAAATTGAAGCGTTGGAGACCCGCCTTAATAGTATGGAGCTTCTTATGAAGCGACCAAATAAGGAAAATTATGAAAAATTAGTAGACGTAGTACTCGAACATGACAAAAGACTCAACTCTATCGAAAAGCTCTAAGATTTATCACCTATATTGGGAAGATAAATGTATTATGAGAGGTGTAGATGAGGAAGATTTCCATCCAATCTGGGACAAACTCATGTGGACGTACAATACGGAGTTAAATTACGTAGAAATTACGCTAGACGAAGACGATAATCTAGCGATTACTGATACTTCGTACTGAAAGTCCCAAAATCGCGTCGTTGCTTCGCAACGATACGATAAATATTTGTAATTATAGGGCGAAAATCCTATGGAAGCACAGTTTTTAAGTCTCGAAGGCGATTTTGTTATTCGTCAGGGGACAGAATTGATAGAATATCATAGAATCTCTGATATTCCAGACAAATTTGATCATCTAATTAAGTTTATGCCGAAGTATCCAGACCCACCGCATGATGTAAACGACCATGCGTTGATGGAAAACATGGTAAATTTCTTAGTTATGCTACAAGCAAGAGAACAAAAGTGAGTGTAACGATAACTCCAGACGAAGTAACGACATTAGGAGAGACAACTCGTCCTACTTTTAACGTAACTCGAACTATAACAGCGTCTGCGACTGCTACAAGTCCCAATCAGGCTGCTGTAACTAACGTAAGTGCGGTTGTACAGGGTGGTAATGAACCTGATTTAGTAATTACCCCTAATACTACAAGCGTTTCAATCACGGGGGTGCTACAGGATCCCTTCAATGACGTGTTTACATACGTAGAACCAGGTCAAACTAACCTTAACTCCACTCCAGTACAGGTTGTAGGGACTTCTGACATGCCTTCTGACAAGGTTATGTACGATCTTAACCAAGATGGCACAAACTACGTCTCTAAGTTCTTTGACATCACTGTACAGTGGGAACAAGGACCAGCAGGAAACATGGTAGCACAGACTCCCGCAACCTTCACTCTCGAATTGAAGATATATAATGAGTGGGAAGGTATACGTTCCTTCATATCAAATTATTATAACTAACATGCCCGCAGTCACAAGAGTCGGAGACGCAGATGTAGCCCATTGTTCTGGAATGTCTAGAGCACAGGGTTCAGGTAACGTCTTTGCTAACGGTATTCCTATTTCTCGTCAAGGGGACAAGAATACTGTACACTTAAAACCTGGTAACCCATGTCCTCCCCATTCTGCTTCTATAAGTAGTGGGAGTTCTACAGTCTTTGTAAATGGCAAAGGTTGTGGTAGAGTAGGAGATGGTTTAGGCGGTTGTACATCAGTCGCAGCAGGATCACCAAACGTATTTGCAGGTTAAATTCATTATGGCTAAATTAAAACAATCACAATGGTTAGGATCAGGGTTTATTGAGACCGTTCCTAAGAAAACAGCACAAGGAAACAGTAAGAACACCAAACATTCTGCTACTTCCAGAAATAAAGCGAGGAAAAGGTATCGTGGCCAAGGCAAATAGAATTGTAGACGGAAAAAGGAACGCAAATATACCCGTTGACATGTCAGATCACTTTTATGACCATGGAAATGAGTATTGTAGGTACTTAATTACCGATCCTCGTAGTGATAGAGCAGGAAAAAGAAGAAAACCCTTTGAAAACGTGTCTAAATAAACATTGAGGTTAAAGACATAGGTATAAGGCGTGAATAATGCCCTTCCAAGTCGAGCGTTTAGGGATTTTGATCTAACTTTTAGAAAAAATCCTATAACTAACGACGTAAATACACTAAAAAATGAAGTAGCAATCAAAGAAGCGGTAAAGAACATCGTTCGTTACAACTTTTATGAGAAACCATTCCTTCCGAACTACGGTGGGAACATTACTGGTGCTTTATTTGAGTTGTATGCTGAAGGAGAATCATCTCTTATAGAATCTCAGATCAAAAATATCATAAACCTCTATGAACCACGTGTTGTGTGTTATAGAGTCAAGTCAAAATTTGATGAACGTTTCAATGACTTGGCAGTAGAGATATATTACTTGATCACAGGACTACCTAATGTAATAGACAACTTAGAAGTTATACTTAAACGATAATGGCACTTACAAAAGTCAACTCGTTAGAGTTTAACGAGATCAAAGCACAATTAAAGGCATATTTACGAGGACAAGCAGAATTTTCCGATTATGACTTTGAAGGATCCTCGTTATCCGTACTATTAGACGTACTTGCTTATAATAGTTACTACTCTGCGGTTAATGCTAACCTAGCAATCAACGAAAACTTCTTAGACACTGCAGTTCTAAGAGAAAACGTAGTAAAGTTAGCTAAACTGATAGGATATACCCCAAGAAGTGCTAGAAGTGCCCGTGCGACCTTTACAGTGGTCATACAGACGGTATATGGCACAGGGTCTAATGGTAGAGGATACCCAGAATCAGTACAAATCAACAAAGGGGTCTTTGCTTCGTTCATAGGAGAGGATGGAGACAACTTTGTATTCTCCATACCTAAAGATTTGATCGTATCTGTCAATACCCTAGATGGTAAAGCGACATTTACGGGTGTAGAGACATTTGAAGGAATATTCATCACTGATACTTTCGTGAAAACAGAGTCAGAGAGACAAAGGTTCATTTTAGGCAACCTTAATGCTGACACTTCCGCTATGAGTGTGGAAGTAACACGTGGAACTATCACTGATGCATATTTGATGGCAACAGATATAACAGCAGTAAACAATATTAGTAAAATCTACTTCTTAGAGGAGTCGGAGAGCAAGAGACCTGAGTTAGTCTTTGGTGATGGTGTACTTGGTGAGTCATTAGTCAATGGAGATGTGATTGAGGTCACTTACCCAACTTCTACTGGAGGAGCTTCTAATGGATTGACTGGATTCTCGTTTGCGGGGACTGTAAAGGACTCTCGTAACACTCCAATCACCTCTGGCATCACTTTGACCTTAACAGCACGTCCTGATGGTGGTGCTTTTGCGGAAACTATTGATAGTATCAAGTATTCTGCTCCTAAGTTCTATTCTAGTTTCGGTAGAGCAGTGACTACTAAGGATTATGAGGCAATTATCCCTCAAATCTATCCTAACGTCCAATCTATCGTTGCTTTTGGTGGTGAAGAGGCAGATCCACCAGAATACGGTAAAGTAATCGTTGTAATCAAACCAAAGAACGCAGATCGTCTGTCTATTTCCGAAAAAGACGCAGTACAGAAGAAAATACGTTCTTATTCAGTGGGTGCGGTAGAACCAAAGATCATGGATCCATCTGTTCTGTATATTGACCTTGCTTCTTACGTTTATTTCAACCCAAACAAGACAAGAAGGGATCAGAACGAAATTAAGTTAATTGTTTACCGTACATTAGAGACATTAAACACTTCTGCTGAGTTTAACAAATTTGGCGGTAAGTTTAAGTACTCCAAAATGCAAAAAGTGATTGATGATGCGGAACCATCCATTACATCAAACATCACGAAGGTGAAAATGCGTAAAAACGTAACTATCTCTCTTAGTCAGAGATTTAATTACAAGATTTGCTTCGGAAACAGAATTAACGCACAATTAGATACACCAACCTTACAAACAAATGGTTTTAAACGTGCGGATGGTGGAAATCAAGTATTTTACTTGAATGATGATGGATTAGGAACCATACGTCTGTATTACGTAAACACAGATGGTTCAAAACAGTATATTGGTGGTAACTGGGGTATTATTGACTATACCGCAGGAGAAGTTACTATCAACGACCTTATTATTACTGAAGTAGTCAACTCTACTGACAATACGATGCAGTTCTCTGTAGTTCCTGAATCTAATGACTTAGTTTCGCTCAGAGAGACCTATTTGACACTAGGTATAGATAATCTAGTGGTGAATGTAATAGATGATGAAATTTCCAGTGGTTCAAACACTTCTGGAACAGGTGTAGTACCAGAATCAAGTTATAGTTAGTAATGCCAGCTGAACAGTCGTCGTGGAAAGTTGCGTCGTGGGTCACACCTCAAACTGAGGTTACAGTTGACCCGATTGATGCTTCGGTTTCGCCAGAATCGAGAACTAAAGTATCTGATAGAATTGAGGAGCAGATTCCTCAGTTTATCAGAGAGGACTATCCTGACTTCATACAATTCATCAAATATTATTATCAAGCACTGGAGTTAAAAGGTAACCCAGTTGACATAATACAGAACCTAGATGAATATTATAACATAGACCGCCTAAACGACCTCGTAGAGACGACTACAGCGTCCTCTGGGATCGAAACTGATGCTACAGTCATAGACGTAAGTAATACTAGAGATTTTCCAAAAGAAGGTCTCTTAATGATAGACGAAGAGATCATATACTATAAAAGTAAATCCCAAACACAATTTAAGGACTGTGTTAGAGGTTTTCATGCTACTACTAAGGTAGGTACACTTAAGGAGTACACATTTAGTGAGTCTGTAGCTGCTTACCACAACTTTGGGTCTACTGTTGTTAACCTCAACAACCTTTTACCTCTATTCTTACTACAGAGGTTCAGAGATCAGTTTGCTGAGTCATTCCCAAGCAAGTTTGCTCCACAGATACAACAATCAACAGTTACTAAGCGTCTTAAGGACTTTTATGCTGCTAAGGGTACATCAAGGTCGTTTAAGTACTTGATGAGAGTGCTCTTTGGTGTAGAGTCAGTTATTGAGTACCCCAAAGACAGAATATTCAAACCTAGTGACGCATTCTACACTGTAAGAGAGATTATTCGTGCTACAGCGATAAGCGGAAACCCCGTAGAACTTACAGGACAAGTATTATATCAAGAGAACGATCCAAACGACCCAAATGTAAATTCCGCACGTATATACGTAAAATCCGTAGTTGAGGTGTTTACTGAAGACGGAAAGATCTATGAATTGGATGTTGACACGGAAAATGGAACAGGAAGTTTCACAACTCCGTATAAAACGCTCCTTGGTGAAGATCTAAGCTCTGATTTGTTAGATAATGTCGTAACAGTCGATTCTACTATCGGATGGCCAGAAACAAACGGCTCTATTCGTATAGATGGTGAGATTATCAATTATACGGACAAAACAGTTACTCAGTTCCTTGGATGTACCCGTGCGAGAGAGAATACAGTCAATGCACCCCATATTGCAGGATCTGAGGTAACATCTTCCTATGAAATCTATGGAGAGAGCAATGTAGACGGATCTAGGATCAGTTTAACAGTATTTGGCGGTACAAGAGGAATAGACATTGTAGATGGCGGTAAATATTACTTACAGGACTCAAAAGTCACAACACCCGCAGCACCAGGCTTCGATTCACTAGATCCCATCTATCCAAGCTTCATATACAACGCAAAGAAGTTATTAAACGGAACTTCTATAGTTTTGAACGTTCCAGAGAGCGATGGTAGTGTTGTAGCGGATATTACGACTGAACAAGAGCATGGATTGAAGAGAGAAGACACTGTTGTCATATTGAACGCTCCAGAGGACGTATATAACGCAACATTCAGTGTTCTTGGTGTAATTAACAATTTTACCTTCAGTATCCTAATTCCTACCACTCCTATCCGTGGAGTAGACGTAACATTCCTAATTACACGGGAATATGCGAAATCTACGTCATCTGACACATCTATACGTCTAGGATTACAGAATACACCATCTGACGTACAAAATGTCTACAGATCTGCTGAACACGCTATTGTAGCGTCACCAGGTATACCTGGTCATGAAATAGGACCTTTCCACACTGATGACCTAGATCCTGGCAACCAGAGGTATCTAAAACGCATTCCTCTCCAAACAATCACCAAATCCAACAAAACTGCGACTCCTGTGGGTCAAGTTGCTATTGGTGTGAATGGTGTACCGTTTTTCTCTTATAAATCGAATGATACAAAATTATTCGGTGGTGTAAAGTCAATATCCGTAATAAATGCGGGATCTGGTTATGATATCACCAATCCACCGATTGTAGAGTTTGAACCACTCCACGCAAGAGATACAGCGTACTTCCTTAACCAAAGAATTAGAAATAGTCTAGGATACAGATATAAAAACTTAGGAAGCGGTAAAACCGCAGAAATAGGACAAGAACCTACACATACCACTTCAGATCCAGTACAAGACGGAGCTTGCCTCTGGGAGTTCGAGGGAATCTCTGCTGAAGCAACTGTAAGCGTATCTGGTTCACTATTTGCGGTAAACGTAGATAACGGTGGATCTGGTTACACAACAGCTCCTACAATCGCTATTGTCGGTGGTAATCCTACAGTTGAAGCATCTGCGACTGCTACAATCACAGCAGGAGAGATAACTGCTATATCTGTCTCCGCACCAGGTGAAGGATATGAATCTGTACCTACAGTGGTTATAACTGGTGGTGGAGGAGAAGGTGCGTCCGCTTCTGCGGTTGTTCGTGGTGGATTGACTGCTGAGGGTATAACAATCACAAACAATGGTACAAACTACAATGAGAGACCAGGTATCACTCTAGTGTCTGGATCTGGTGCTGTTGCTTACCCATCTATTGTAAATGGCAGAATCGTATCTATTATCTTGACATTTGGTGGTAGTAACTACTATGGTGCTCCTGACGTTGTTATTAGTGGTGATGGAGTCGGTGCGGTTGCGTTTGCGACCATAAACTCTGGTACACAGCAAGTTACCAGTATTACAGTCACTAATGGTGGTATAGGTTATACTTCAGGTAAAACAACTGTTGATATCGTGTATCCTGGCTCTGGAGCTACATTCCAAGTCGAATTACCCGTATTGACTAAGAACTTAGCTGCTAGTGCGGATGAAGTTGGAGATCCACTCTTTGTATCACCAAAACAGGCAGATATAAACAATGGTATCTCTATGAAGGGTGCTAACTTCGGAATCTACGGTGGAGAGTATGGATACCTCTATAATCCGAAGAAAATGCGTTTCTTGCTTGGAGATAACGTAAGTGACACAACATACGCAGAATTAAACCCAACAAGGCATTCACCAATCATAGGATGGGCATTTGACGGACATCCCATCTACGGACCTTACGCATACGTAGATAGAGAGAATAAGAACCCATATAACGAGTTGAAGCAAATGATCAGCTCATATCGCATCAGACAGCAAAGAGATGCGTTAGTTGGTAACGATTTGGCACAAATCGACAAGATGGGAACATATATCGAAGATTATGAATATGTTGAAGGATTAGGCGACTTAGATCAGTATAATGGTAGATTCTGCGTAACTCCCGAATATCCAGCTGGTGTGTACGCATATTTCTGTACATTAGACGGAAGTACGGGTAATCCTAAGTTTCCTTACTTTATAGGTCCTAATTACTACTCTGAAGCAGATTCAGTCAACTGGAAAGGAAATGGACTCCAAAGAAACTTTACAGAAGACGCAGTTCGTTATAAGCGTCCATATATCGCTACAGACGAAGCATTAGTTAGAAGAAAGAATAAAGGCAATCCTATTGAGTATATCCTTGCTTTAGAGGACGCAACTACTCCTATTGTTCTAGAGAACGATGATTCCTTCATTGGGTTCGTAGATGTCGGTATTGGTTACTTTGATTACTTCCCAACCATCAGAGGTGGATTTGTTGACTCATTATTCGTATCTGCGACAAATAGATACTTCTCAAGTGGATTAGACCAATATCTGATTGAAGGTCCTGGTTTTAACTACAAAGTTAACGATAGACTCATATTTGACGAAACAGGCACTGGAGGAAGCGGTATATCCGCTAGAGTCTCTAAAGTGTCTGGTACGGACACTAATGCCATCGCATATGCTGTAAACTCGACTACAGACATAATTACAGGAACTATTACTACAGGATCAGCACATTATCTAAAAATAGGCGATACTGTAGATATTGCGATTGGTGACAATGAATACACCCGTGAACTCGATGTAAAGATTATAAACGACAAATATCACTTTAAATATTTTGATGTAACTAATTTCTTCATTAGTTCGCCTGGTAGAGTTGTACAAGCAAATATTACCATATCTGGCGGTACAGGACTTACAAACGGAACTTATAACAGTATTCCTCTAATAGGCGGTACAGGACAAAATGCTAGTGCTAATATTACAGTAAGCGGTAATACAGTCACAGCAGTCGCATTTGTCAATGAAGGTAAAGGATATACCGATGGAGACGTACTAACTGCCAATATCACTAATATTGGTGGTACAGGTCAGAACTTCTCTGTAGACATTGGTAATGTCAAGAAGACAGGTGGATTAGTACAAAACCTCTGGACATTCATGGCTGGTAGTGGTGGTACACCTGGCACATATACTAAAGTACCTCTTGTTAATACATCAGCTCCATCAGGTGAGGGTGCTGAGTTTACTATTGTTGTTAATAGTAGTGGTGAGGTGTCATCTGTCACTCTTACTAAAGAAGGAAAGGGATATTACAACAATGAGCAGTTAGACCCAGTTGCTATTACTGATATTGGTAGTGTAAACGGATTCTATCTAACACCTAACTCTATTAACCAAGAATTTACTGTTAGAGGATCAGCTGCCCATCAGTTGACTATAGGTGATGAGGTTGTTATTACAGGAACCAACCCATCAGACTATGATGGTACACATACAGTTACAGGAACAAGCACAGGAAGAAAATTCCAGTTCAAGAAAGCAGTTGGTATAGTTACTGACACTGCTATTCCTACAGCAACTGAGGTGTACTGTAAAGAACCTAAGTTAGATCTAATTAATGGTCACCTTTACAAGTTTAATACATCCCATTCATCTAATGCTGACAGAAGACTAGAATTTACGTTTGATAAAGAAAATACTAACGTCTTCACATATAAGAACGTTGTAGATGCTGAGAATGATCCAGTTACAGGAGAACAGAACTCTGTTACTATATCGTTGAACGATGTACCTGGCACTCTATTCTACTTTGATATTAATGGTAATGTAGATGGTAGTTACCTAAGTGTAGTCAATGACCCATTCTTAGGAGCAAACACAGTATCAGCAATTCCTACTACGACAACTATTGAGTTCATACTGGCAAGAGAACCAGAGAACAATTATACGATAGCAAATGAAATATCTTACAGTACAGACTCTATATTCCCTTCAGGTGGTATTGCTTCTGTTAATATCGGTGATCCTGGCAGAAACTATTCTACTCTACCTCAGTTTACTGGTGTAGAGAGATCAGGTGGTGGTGCTACAGCATTTGCCACTATCTCAGGTAAACTAGAAGACGTAGCTGTTATTGATGCGGGTATAGGTTATAACGGTGCTAACCCACCATCTGTTATCTGCTCAATGCCTGATTTTGTTGATTTGACACTAGACAACATATTCGGTGACTTCAACAAAGGTGACATAGTTATATCTAAGACTATTCTAGATGGTGACACTGCTAGAGGTAAAGTAATCAGCTGGAACCCAAATACATCTACACTTAGAGTACAACCTCTACGTAACAACCTAGTGGGTGCTGCTAGTCGTGGATTCTTAATGTTTACTGTTGGTAATGCTAACAGTAATAGGTTATTCGCAGGATCAAACCAAGCAAGTATAACAGCAATATCAGGTGAGCAAGCAAATGTTGCTGCTATCGTTCCACAGTCAGGTCCTGAGATAGGAACTATAAGTAATATAGCTATAAATGGTGATGGAGGTAGTAATTACCGTACTGCCCCAGAAATCTTTATTGATGATCCTTTCTACGGTGGTGTAGCTACCCTTAGTGTTAATAGTCAGAATACATCTGCTAATTTCACACCAGGTACATACACTGTATCACAAGAATCCGTAGCACCTACAGGTGGACAGGGTGTTTCAATACAGGTTATCATCAATGCGTCTACTAATGACGTACAAAGTGCTACTGTACTATCAGGTGGAGCAAACTATTCGCTAGGTGACCTTATCACCATTCGTGGTGAGGATATTACTGGTGGTAGTTCTTCTGACGACTTTGTTCTTAGAGTTGACTCACTTGACTTCGTACGTAAAGCAGTTACATCAACAACTATAGATGCTTCTATTGATGAAGTCATCATACAGAACTCTGGTTCTGGTTTCTTATCTGCCCCTGATGTTCTTATATCTGGTGGTACAGGTATAGGAGCTGTTCTAAGAGCAGAAGTGTTAGATGAGACTGTCAGTCGGATTGTGATAGAGAATGCGGGAACTAGATTCCAGAATCCTCCTATTATTACAGTTAAACAGGGTACAGGTAACGGTGCTTCGATATTACTCAAGTCTTCTGATCTAGGTAAGATCATTGGTCTTGGTGGAGATAATATCACGTACAATTACAGTCATGATAGAACACTCAAACCAAGCGTTAATACTAACTATAATTTACAACTCACAAGAACTCAAATCGTTGACTTCTTCACTGTTACAAACGGTGGTGGATCCTTCGTTACCAAACCAACAATCGAACTCGTTGGTGGAGGTGGAAGCGGTGCCGTTATGGATGCTATTATTGACAACGAAGTTATTCAGGCAATTACAGTAGCAAATCCAGGTAAAGGTTTCTCTAGCACCCCTGCTGTAAGAGCACGTATCACACACTCATTCGTTCCACTACAATCCAATAGCACACTTAACTTCCCATACGATACTAAGATTCCTGTAGGTACAGAAGTACAGTTGTTAGAGGTTGATGGTACATTACCTCCTCCTCTTGTAGCGAATACAACTTACTTTGCTATATCACCTACACTTGCTAACGGTCTTGCCAGTAACCAACTTAAAATGGCAGCGACATTAGGTGATGCTTTAGATGGAACAGCAATAACAATTACAGGTCAACCTTCTATTGGTAATGGTGGAACAGCAACCTTTAACTTAACTACCACTGACTTAGGAGATCAGATCACTGTAACCATGACACCTGGCTCTTTTGCTGTTGGTGAGAAACTATATCAAGGTGCTTCTACAGATTCATTCTCTGCTCTAGGTACAGTCAAAGCATGGGATCCTAAAGGTAGAGTCTTATCAGTAGAGGTAGAACTAGGAGAGTTTGCTCTTAATCAACCAGTATTCGGTTTACAGTCTAACGCATTTGGAGAAATACATGACTTTGACAGATCAGTCGCTAACTTTACTGTATCACCTATTGCCACTGCTACTGCTGAGTTTAAGCGTACTACTGGTATACTTGATCTTAACGATCAGCGTCTATATGATAGTGACAGATACCAAGAGTTCTCATATGTTGTCAACTCACCTATCAATGTTAAAGACTGGAAGAATCAGTTTAAGAACTCTGCTCACCCAGCTGGATTCAAGGTATTAGGTACACAGGTTGTATCACAAGCAGCATTTAAGAGATATCAACGTAGATCATATTACAACCCTGCTAACCCAGATACTTACAACTGGTGGGAGCAGAGATTTGGTGACGAGAATAAGTCATTTAATGGTACAACGTTCTTCGTACCTAAACCATCTGCGTCTAACACAGGTAAGTTATCTCGTATTGAGAACTTTGTACTTGGTAAACCAGATTATACAGCAACAGTCCCAACTAACATACAGGTTGTCGGTAAACAGTTACTTGACGTTAGAAAGATCCTATCTGCTGTTGTTGACAAGTTAGATCCTATCAATCAGAGAACTATTACCTTTGATGGTACAGATTCTAATGTTGTTGATATATCAAATGAGCAGATCACATTCAATAATCACGGATTATTAACTGGTCAGCAAGTTACATACAACATACAGGGTGATAGATTCCAAGATGCCCGTAATTTAATCCTAGGCAACTTAGACTATATCATTTCTACTACTATCACATGGTTAGAGCAAAGTTTCCCTAACTTAACCGATGGAACTAAACCTGACTACAGTCGTGAGAAGTGTTCTAGAGACTTACGTCTTGTAGTTATCGCATGGTGTAATGATTTACGCTATGGTGGCAACAAGTTCTCTGTAGATGCTGCTGAATCTTACATTGATGGCGGTACTATAGTGTATATCGACGGTGAGACTGTTGAGACTATAGCTGCTATACAGTATGCTAGAGACCTAGCCATAGAAGCAATACAAAACTTATTACCTTATACAGATGTCACGATTACACAGGATCCTGGCGGATGTGCAGATGTACAATCAGCGATCATGGTTCTTGCCCAGATTGTTTGGGATGCTATTGACAATCCTGGCAATGTACCTACTGCTAACGTCGGCAACTATCCTAATATCCGACTTGGTGTAAGTCTAACAGGACTTCCAGTTGGAAAATACTTTGTCAATCGCATAGATGACAACACATTTACTCTATCTGAAACATCAGGTGGATCTCCTGTAGATATTACAGCATTATCTACAGACTCACAGCATCAACTCACTGTAGAGTTTGATGATGTCAATACACAGTTCCAGTTAAGAACTAGAGGTACAGCAACAGCACCTACAAATAAGAATCAGTTGATGGTTACTATCAACGGTATTGTACAGAACCCTTCATCCTATACATTGTCAGGTA